CTTAAATTTTTTTCCGGGGGTAAATTTAAGGGTCGGGTGGCATCTCAGAGCCAATATTTGAATTTTACTTTATTCCCAGGATTTGGTGAGCCTGGGCTCCTTTCAAGAGTTCATTATTGGCTCTGAGATGCCACCAAAATATGGTTGAAAGGAGGTCCAATCTATGCATAAACTAGGGGAAACCGATTCAAAACTATCTAGAAAGAGGCCTCCCGCGACGACAAAGAAGTCCAGAGAGAACCAGATGATTTCTCTGGCGGTGGATTTGGCCGAGAAACAGTTACAGGAGGGTACTGCTAGCTCTCAGATAGTTACACATTTTTTGAAATTAGCCTCGGTAGAGAAGCAAATAGAGTTGGAGATTTTACTCGAACAGAAGAAACTAATTCGAGCGAAGACAGAAGCGATTCAATCTTCGAAAAAGGTGGAAGAGCTATATGCTAATGCTTTGTTGGCGATGAGTAGATATTCTGGGAGCAGCAGGAGTGATCAGGATGACTAAATTAGATTCTGGAAAACATTTCGTCCACAACCTTCTAACAATAAAACACTATGGCGTAAAAGGTATGAAATGGGGAGTTAGAAGATATCAGGACCACGATGGTAAGAGAATTGGAAATGGGGGGACAGAGGGTAAAAGATCTTTTGGGCTAAAGGATATAAGAAACCGATGGTCCAACCTATCCGATCGACAAAAGAAGATAATTAAAAGAGTCCTTATTGGTATAGCGGTTACAGCTGTAGTGGCGGGGGCGGCATATTATGCATCTAGAAATAAAGTTGGTGGGGCAACAGTAAGGAATATCATAAACAAAACTCTTTCGAAATCGTTTAATGATGCTCGACGCATTCCTTCATTAGATAAATTACCAGAACTTCCTCGTGATGCTAATGGTGATATTACCGAATCTATAGGGGAAGCGGTGCGAAAAGTAAATCCCGATTATTTACGAGGGTATCTAGTGGATAAAAATAATTGTTTTAGTTGTTCTATGGCTTATGAATTGCGTCGACGGGGTTACGATGTCAGGTCGGTTAGAGAAATTGGCAATGTGCCTGGAACAGAGTTAGTAAATTATTTTAAGTTCGATACCGATAAGTTCCCCGGTATTTATAATCCAAATCCTGATGCTGTTATAAAACACTTAAAGAATCTTCCAGATAATGCTAGAGGAGCCATGACGGTATTATGGGAAAAAACGGGGACCGGGCATATATTTAATTTTGAGATGGTTAACGGTGTTCCCGAGATTATTGACGCGCAAACGGGCTCGGGTAGTGTTTTAGATTATTTTCAACACGCGAATTTTGTACAATTTTATCGATTAGATAACCTTGACATTGCTGATGGAATTTTAAAAAGAGTTTTAAAAGCTTAGAGGGGTGAGTTAACATGACCGTTAAAGATGCTTACAAACTTATAATGCGGGTTCCAGGTATTAATAGAAAATTTTTAATTGTATGTCTAGATCTTGGCGATCAATATGCCTTTTTGTTTAGTGACGAACCACCAAAAGAGGGCGATGTGATTATTGGTGGTGGATACGATACCGTTAATAAAAAGACTGGGGAAATTGGACGAATTTCTTCGAATCTTGATACCATAGAACAACTAAGCGCGGGTCGAAAGGTTGACATAAGTGGTTTGAAATGATTAAGTCTTATGAAGAACTTATGCTTATACCAACATTCGAAGAGCGTTTCCATTATCTAAAAATTGGCGGGATTATTGGTCGAGCAACATTTGGTTTCGAACGGTATTTAAATCAAACACTTTATCGCTCAAGAACTTGGAGAGAAGAGATTCGACCAAAAGTTCTTTTAAGAGACAATGGTTGTGATCTTGGAATCCCCGGCAGAGAAATTTTCATTCATCCAATAGTTCATCACATTAATCCCATAACTATTCGAGACATTAAGTGTGTTAGCGATATTGTGTTTGATTTAAATAATCTCATTACGGTATCTCACGACACACATAACGCTATCCATTTTGCAAATGAGTCATTGCTTGTGTTTTTACCAACTAAAAGGGAGAAAGGAGACCATATATTATGGTGAATGACGAAAGTATTCTAACATCAATCAAAAAACTTCTCGGAATTGAAGAATCATACGAGCACTTTGATCAAGACCTTGTGATACATATTAATTCTGTATTTATGATTCTAAACCAGCTTGGTCTTGGTCCTAAAGAGGGGTTTAATATTGTAGATAAGAACGATAAATGGTCTTCCTTTCTCGGAACGAATCAAGATTTATCAAGTGTGATAAGTTATGTTTATTTGAAAGTTCGTTTAATGTTTGATCCACCTCAAATGGGATATTTGGTCACATCTATACAAGATCAATGTAAAGAGTTCGAGTTTCGATTGAATGTTCAAACGGAGGATGGATAGATGAACAAAAGATATATAATTATCGGAAAACATTTCGTTCACAACCTTCTAACAATAAAACACTATGGCGTAAAAGGTATGAAATGGGGAGTTAGAAGATATCAGGACTACGATGGTAAGAGAATTCGAGGGCGATTCGGAGCAGTAGAACCATTTAGACAAAAGATGGCCAGGGATAAAGAGTTGCAAGAACATTATAATTCTTTACCGCTAATGCATAGACGACAGTTGGAGGCCCAATACAACAGTATTAAAAGAGAAATAGATGCTGCTGAAATAACCGATTGGTCTAAGGTTCCGAAACAGAAAAACCCAGAGAATTTAGACCAGTCGGCCAAAGTTACGAACCCAAGATTTAATACCTATATGCATCAGTATATAAACAATTGTACAAATGTCGTTGTTGCTAATGAATTTCGTAGACGCGGTTATGACGTTATTGCCCAACCGATAACATTTCCTAGAACCGAACACACAGGTCGCCTCTTTTTTAAAAATTATAAACATGAAATGGTTCCCACAAATCAAGTACAAGATTTAAAAAAGAAAGTGGAAAGTTGGCCTAATGGTTCGCGAGGTTTTGTAGAAGTACGACTTAAAGATTCTGATGGTGGGCTTGGGTTAGGGCATATTATGAATATAGAAGTTATAAATGGAAAGTTGGCCTAATGGTTCGCGAGGTTTTGTAGAAGTACGACTTAAAGATTCTGATGGTGGGCTTGGGTTAGGGCATATTATGAATATAGAAGTTATAAATGGAAAGGCGGTTTTAATCGAAGCTCAATCTGGTGCTGGAAGAAAAGCTGATACAGATAAAAACCATGTAATTAATATACCAACCAAAGATATCTATTCTTTGGGATATGGAAGAATAGATAATCTCGAATTCAAAGACAATGCATTAGAAACAATTAGGAAAAAATATTGATATCAAAAGAAAGGTTGACGGCTATGTTATCTCTTATGGAAGCTTATGATAAAGTCAGATTTTATAGGGATGGTTTTCCGAGAATTGTATTAAACGCTTGTTACGATTTTGGGGACGAGTTTGCGTTCTCTTTTAGTACCGGATCGATACCAAAAGATCAGCCGATGATTGGTCTTTCTTTTGACATTATCAATAAAAGAACCGGGGTAATTACAAAAAGACCAACATTTTGAATTGGAGAAAAACTCACAAGAGGCAAAAGAATAGACGTCGAGCAATTCGAGTAAGGAGGACCATCTATGCAAATAAACAACAAGGAGGACCATCTATGCAAATAAACAACTCGGAAGAATCTTCGGTTACCGGGCAATGGAGCAATCCCGGAGCATCTTTCTATGATAAAATTATGAACGAACCAAATTGGCAAGCGCTTCTAAAAGAAGCATATTTAGTAGCTCCGATTTCTCGAATAACCAATACAGAAGAAGACACAACCTCCTTTACAGCAAGCGGTGTGGGTTACCCCCACCACACTATCAGAGGGGGAAATCTTGTTATTCATCGAGCTGGTTTGAAAGCTGCGTATTCCAGAGCTGCTCAACAAGGAATAGTTTCTGGAGATGTTGAAAGTCATTTGATTCGACATTATAAAGAATTGGGATGGTATGAGGAATCCAATATTAGTGAGGAAGACGAGCTTCAACATTATGGTATTTTGGGTATGAAATGGGGAGTTCGAAGATTTCAGAAATCGGATGGTAGTAGAACTCCTGCTGGACAAGAGAGATATAGCGAAGAGCATGTTAAAACTAGGGAGATTAAGAAAAAATCTCTTTCTGAATTAACAAATGCGGAGATAAAAGCTTTTAATGAGCGGATGAATCTGGAACAAAACTACATGCGGTTAAATCCTAGCGTTGGTAATAGAGGTAAAAATTTCGCCAAAACGGTTCTCAATGAAACGGGGAAAGAAATAGCCAAGGGGCTTTTAATGGCTGTAATTACTGGAACCGCTGCTGGAATTTATAAAGGGCTTAAAAAATAGTTGGTGATTAACACATGACAAATCTATCAAACACTGCCACTCCGAAATATTACGCCCAATTTCGCGAAGAAGTTATGCGTGGTCTCATCCCTGTTTGTAAAGAAATTTCTATGGAAATGAACCGGATTAACGAATTGATCGCTAATCCCGGAATTTATTACGATGAAGACGCAGTGGAGGGTTTTATCGAGTATTGCGAATGTGAATTAACTCTTACCGATGGTGCCGACTTGTTTCTTTTGGATAGTTTTAAATTGTGGGCCGAGCAAGTCTTTGGTTGGTACTATTTTGTTGAGAGAAGTATCTACGAACCCAACAAGGATGGCCGCGGTGGAAGGTATGTTCGTAAAATGATTAGAAAACGTTTGACCAACAAACAGTTTTTAATCGTTGGACGTGGTGCGGCCAAATCAATGTACGCAAGTTGTATACAAAGTTACTTTCTGAATGTTGATACGTCGACAACCCATCAAGTAACTACCGGACCAACAATGAAACAAGCTGAAGAAGTTCTTTCTCCTATTCGCACATCCATCACTCTATCTCGCGGACCACTTTTTAAGTTTTTAACAGAGGGATCTCTTCAGAACACTACGGGATCTAGAGCCAAGAGAGTAAAACTGGCTTCTACCAAAAAAGGAATTGAGAATTTTCTTACGGGTTCCCTTCTCGAGGTCCGCCCAATGAGTATTGATAAGCTACAAGGTCTTAGACCAAAAGTATCAACTGTAGACGAATGGCTTTCTGGCGACATTCGCGAAGATGTGGTCGGTGCTCTCGAACAGGGCGCGTCCAAGTTGGATGACTATTTGATCATAGCAATCTCTTCTGAGGGAACGGTTCGAAACAGTAGTGGTGATACAATCAAAATGGAACTCATGGACATTTTAAAAGGTGAATACATCAATCCACACGTATCGATCTGGTATTATAAATTAGATGATGTTAAAGAAGTTGGGGATCCTTCTAAATGGTTAAAGGCAAATCCCAACATTGGAAAAACCGTTACTTATGAAACTTATCATTTAGCTGTGGAGAGAGCTGAAAAAGCTCCAGCTGCTCGTAACGATATTTTGGCTAAGAGATTTGGAATACCAATGGAGGGGTACACTTACTTTTTCACATACGAAGAAACCCTCCCCCATCGAAGAAGAGATTTCTGGTCAATGTCTTGTGCTCTTGGTGCGGACTTATCGCAAGGTGACGACTTCTGTGCTTTTACTTTTCTTTTTCCACTATCAAGAGGGGAATTCGGTATAAAAACAAGATGTTACATTTCATCATTAACGCTAATGAAACTTCCACCAGCAATGAGAATAAAATACGATGAATTTTTAGAAGAGGGCTCGTTGATGGTGCTTGAATGTACCGTTTTGGATATGATGGATGTATATGACGACCTTGACAAATACATTACCGATTGTCAGTATGACGTTCGGTGTTTCGGATTTGATCCATATAACGCAAGAGAGTTTGTTACTCGTTGGGAAACCGATAACGGACCATTTGGAATAGAAAAAGTTAAGCAAGGCGTCAAGACAGAGTCTGTTCCTCTTGGTGAGATTAAAACATTAGCCGAACAAAGAATGCTACTGTTCGATCAAGAGATGATGACATTTACGATGGGTAACGCTATTACTCTAGAAGATACTAACGGTGGTCGAAAACTTCTTAAGAAACGTTACGACCAGAAAATTGATAGTGTATCCGCGTTAATGACCGGATATGTTGCATACAAAGCGAACAAGGACGCATTTGAATAGAGGTGATATGGGTTTGGATTTAAAACACTACGGCGTAAAAGGTATGAAATGGGGAGTTAGAAAAGACCCCCCCCCCCATCTCAGGGACGATTTGGTTCCGTTAATCTTAAAGCGGTTAAGAAAGACGCTCAAAAATACATGGATGCGAAAGCGTATTACGGTGAAGGCGCGGGAACTCGTCGTAAGTTATTAAAGATGGAGCTTGATAAGAAGTTAAAAGATCCAGAGTATAGGAAAGCTTTTGAAAAAGCCGTTAAGAAAGTTGACACTGCGAAATCCGCCAAGAAGGCGGTTAGAGATAGAAAAGTTGCTGACGTTAAAAGTCAAACGAAAAGAAGTGTTAAGATGATGGCTAAAACTTTAACCGGCACAACCACTTTGGCGGCAGCCGCAATTTTTTATATGCATAACAAACCAGCAATCGATGCGTTTATTCAAAAAACTATGTCGAGTAGATAGGGAGAAATACTATGAATAGTCAAAATGGAAGTCATTTAAAACACTATGGCGTAAAAGGTATGAAATGGGGCGTTCGGAAAGAACTAACAAGTGCTGGTCAGCGTATCGGAAGTAAGGCAACCTCCTTTGTTAGATCAGAACCAACTAAACAATATCTTAGTAAAAACCCAGCTCGTGCTGTTAGAAAAAACATGTCCTTGGGAAGAAAGTTTGCTGTTGGTAGTCTTCGCTTATTTGGCGCAATCAACGCCGCGCAAGTTCCACCAGCAGCGGTGGCTTTTGGATATGCCGCAATTATACCGGCAGCCTTTTCGGCTGGACAATTTAGGTTAGCTAACTATTTGGCTAGTGAAAAGAAAAAGTAGTCTGAAAAAAAAAGGGGGGGGCATGTGCATGAAGACCTCCAACACTACGGCGTAAAAGGTATGAAATGGGGAGTTAGAAGATATCAGAATCCCGACGGAACACGCATAGGTTCTAACCCGAAACTATCTAGGTATGGAAATAGAAAACGAGATGAATTTCTACAAAAAGGATACACCCCAGAGCATGCAGATAGACTCGCTCTTAGAAAACAGCGAATGCGAACAATCATGTTGGTCGCTGGTGGAGTGACCGTGGCTGTTGGAGTAATGTTAGTGGCTAGACAAATGAACATTCAAAGAAGAGACTTGACGCTTAAAGCTGATAGCCACGTTTTTACTATAGCTAGAGCCAACATACAAGATTTACTACCCGACAAAGATCTTTTTGTTAGCGTGGATAAATTTGATCGAGATGTTTATCGAAGGCGTTTGGATGTTGCTGAAGAGGGTATAAAAAGAGTGGAAAATACTTTGCGAGTTAATGGTGACATAAAAATTCCAAGTGTGAAACAAGGAGAGAGCCTATATAAAGAGTTTGTCAAATCGAATCCGGACCTTAAGAATCTTAATTATAAAGACTTTGTCCGGAGGGGACCATACGATGAAAGGAATGTCTATCCGGCGTTGACTTCAAAGAAGATTGGCGAAGGATGGACTCGATTTAAATCGTTTTTAATCGAGAAAGGATATCAAGGTATACTAGACGAGAATGATAGAGTTCTTTCTGGTTTTAATACAGATCGACCCGCTATTATATTTAAAGCCAATGAGAAATTAAAAACCATTGCGACAAAAACTTTGAAGGATTCTCCCGCTTTATGGGAAAGACATGTTCCAACTTTAAAAGAGCTTACTAATACTGGATCGGCATTGGCGGTTGGTTTGGTTGGTGGATCTTTTGTTGTGAATCATACCAGTCACACTAATAATATCGCCGCATATTTAAAAGTTTATCCCGATAGTAATAAAACGGATAAGCAAATTATGAAAGAAATGGGAGATCCAGCATTTAATTTTGAAGTATATGAACGATATGATAAATTAATAAAGTAGGTGAAAAATATATACCAAGACATTCAACACTACGGCGTAAAGGGTATGAGATGGGGGATTCGGAAAGATCCTAATAGAATGGGATTTTTTAAAAGAAAAAGCGCTCAAAGACAAGTAAAGCGTGTGGGAAAAGCTAGAGAATTAGCAGATTTAATAACAACTGGTCGTTCTTATAGAGATCCAGCCGCCGAATTACTAAAGCCTCAATTTAATAAATTATTTAACGATATCAAAAAAACGTCTACCAAAAATCTAGGAAACACGGCTTATGGTGATGCGGTTACAAAAGGTATAATTGATAAATATGGAAAAGATAGCAAGGAAATGTGGATGTATACACAGATGACTAAAAAATAAAACACTGGAGGCTACGTAATGTTTGATCTATCTTTGGCGAAACAGATACAACACGCATGGAATGCGTTTCGTAGTCGAGAACCCACGAGAGATATCGGCCAACTATCATATAGTCGACCAGATAGACATAGATCTAGATTTGGGTTTGACCGCTCAATTGTTACTGGTGTACTAAACCGAATTTCAATTGATGCGGCAGCGATACGAATACGTCACGTCCGTGTCGATGAGAACGACGTGTATATTGAAGATATAAAAGACAGTCGTCTGAATTATCTTATGAACATAGAAGCAAATCTCGATCAAACAGGCCGGGCCTTTTTTCAAGATGTGGTCTTTTCTATGCTCGATGAAGGTATTGTTGCGATTGTTCCTGTAGATACAACAATAGATCCAACAGTATCTGGCTCATTCGAAATTAACGAACTTCGCACCGGCAAGATTGTTGGGTGGTTTCCACAGCATGTGCGTGTTTCTGTTTACAACCAAAGAACTGGTATTCGTGAAGAAGTGATTGTTCCTAAGAGAACAACGGCTATTATTGAGAACCCGTTATACGCGGTTATGAATGAGCCAAACAGCATTCTTCAAAGGCTCATTCGTAAGTTAAACATTCTTGATGCAATCGACGAAAAAAGTGGTAGTGGTAAACTAGACATAATCATGCAACTTCCCTATACAATCAAAACTGAACAGAGACGAAAGCAAGCCGAGAAGCGAATAGAAGAATTGGAACAACAGTTAGCCAACTCAAGGTATGGCATCGCTTATGCCGATGCCATAGAAAAGATAACACAGTTGAATCGTCCGGCTGAAAGTAATCTGATGACACAAATTGAATACTTAACGAGCATGCTATACGGCCAGTTAGGAATAAGTCAATCGGTGTTTGATGGTACGGCAGACGAACCAACCATGCTAAACTATCACAGTAGAACATTAGAACCAATACTTTCGGGTATCGCCGACGAGATTAAAAGAAAGTTCTTAACAAAGACGGCGATAACTCAAAAACAGTCAATCGAGTTTTTCAAAGATGTGTTTAAGTTGGCTCCTGTAGGAGAAGTTGCTAATCTGGCGGATAAGTTTACTCGTAACGAGATAATGTCGCCGAATGAAATAAGAGGCGCTGTTGGTATGAGACCAAGTGACGATCCGAAATCAGATGAACTCAGAAACAGAAACATAAATGCGCCAAGCGAAGAGGTTCCTCCAATGGGTGAGGAGGAATACTATGAATAGTCAAAATGGAAGTTGTTTAAAACACTACGGCGTAAAAGGTATGAAATGGGGAGTTAGAAGATATCAGAATCCCGATGGAACACGTATACATGCCAATCCGGGTTTGAAACCAGGAGACATAGTTATTCCAAAAGGAACCCAATTTCAAAGAATTGCTACAGGTTCGAACATGAGTTATACCACGGGTGTATATTTGGCGTATAAAGCCGGAGATAAAGATCTATATAGAGGTATGCTTGGTAGAGCCCGTTTGACTTATATGATTAAAAACGAGCCCGGAAAAGTGAAGCTTAAGCAGCTAACCATGACAGCTAACAAAGACATTCGAATTCCAACAATGGAAACACGTGTTGGAGAAATGCGTAAACTTTTAGAAACAGACAAAGAAGCTGTTGTCGGGTTAATCAATGAGTCCAGAAAGATAAACAGACGACCTGGGCGATACGATGCCGAAACTCTTACAGAGAAAGACATCAATCAAACAATGTATCGCCGATTTAACGACGCTTTGGCTTTGGGCACTAATTCTACGCATGGTAAAGTCATATCGAAGTATTATGATGCTTTAAGAAAGCAGGGGTATGACGCTATTCCAGACGAGAATGATATACGATACTCGGCAAGAGCTAAAGCTCCGGTGATTTTATTTGATACAATGGATTCAATCGGTTCTATAAAAGTTAAAAATCTTACTGCTGGAGAAGTGTTAGCGGCTTATAATCGAACGGTTGGCGAAGCCATGGTTAAAAAGGTCTTAATTAGACCGGGAATGGCCAAAGAGGTTTTACAAGCGAGTACTGACACCGAATTAGCAAAAGCTTTTCGTCAACAACAAGCAGATAAGTATTCTTTAAACAAAAAGTATACTTTAGATAATCTAGCAACGGATTGGGGGATTAACCGATTGTCAAATCGCCAAATAAGACAAGTTAGCGAGTTGATGGATGGTGGTAAAACCCACGCCGAGGCTGCGGAAGAAGTTATTGATTTAAGAAATTCCGTTGTTGACAAGGTATTATCTAGGTATAAACTGTAATGAGAGGGGAATTCAAATGGGGAAACCATCGACTTATGATTTTAGTGGTTACGCCACTAAAAGTGGAGTTAGATGTTCGGATGGAAGAGTGATTCTAAAAGACGCATTCAAACATCATGACGGTCAACAAGTCCCGCTAGTTTGGCAGCACAAACATGACGTGCCAACAAATGTTTTGGGCCATGCCGTTTTGGAAAACAGAACAGATGGTGTGTACGCTTACTGCAAATTAAATAATACAGAGTCTGGTAAAAACACCAGAGAGTTGGTAAAAAATGGGGACATCAACGCTCTATCTATTTATGCAAATTCTTTACAACAAAGAGGTTCTGAAGTAATTCATGGGAATATTTGCGAGGTAAGTCTGGTAATCAAAGGGGCAAATCCGGAAGCATTTATTGAAAACTTAAATTTTGCTCATGCGGATGGAACAACCACTGTAGACGAGTCCGAAGCTATTATGTATCTTGGAGAAGGTTTAGATCTGGGTGGACAAGTAGCAAAACATACAAAACAAGAAGCCTCGGTTCCTCCGGAAAAACAGCCTTTGGCGGCAGTAGTAGAAGATAGAAAGCTACCAGAAAAACAAGACGAAGGAGAAAATACCATGAGTAGTTTAAAACATGCAGAAGACAAGACGGTCCAAGAGGTTTTTGATGAGTTAACCGAAGAGCAAAAACAAGTCGTTTATTTTATGATAGGCGCCGCTTTAGAAGAAGCCGGCTTAGAGGGTGGCGGCGATGAAGAGGAAATGGAACAATCCGGAAAAGGAGAGGTTTTAGGAATGAAACATAACGTGTTTGACAATTATGGCTCTACTTTCGGGGCCGAAAGTGGGCCGGTTTTAACTCACGATCAAATTACAAATATTTTTACTGATGCTAAAAAAATGGGTTCTTTGAAAGAAGCGGTATTGGCTCATGCGGCTGAATTTGGTATTGAAAACATCGACATTCTTTTCCCTGATGCTCGAAACGTGCGAGATACACCCGATTTGGTTAAAAGAGAAGACGATTGGGTAAGCGATTTCTTAAGAGATGTTACGAAAACCCCCTTTGCTCGTATTAGAAGTAAATCTGCCGATCTGACAGAGGACGAGGCTAGGGCTAAGGGTTACATTACCGGAAACAGAAAGAGAGAAGAAGTTTTCCCGGTAATGAAAAGAGAAACCACCCCAACCACAATCTATAAGAAACAAAAACTTAACCGTGATGATGTTGTGGATATTACCGATTTCGACGTAGTCGCATGGATGAAGGTCGAAATGAGAGGTCTGCTTAACGAAGAAATTGCTCGGGCAGCACTTATTGGTGATGGTCGAGATGTGTCTTCCGAAGACAAAGTTAATCCGTTAAACATTCGCCCAGTATGGGAAGACGATGAGTTGTTTGCACCAAAGTATCATGTAGATGCCGAAGCTACAAACCTTGATCTCATTGACGAATTTGTTCGTGCCGGCTTATTGTATAAAGGTTCTGGTGTTCCAAATCTTTATAGTACCAGACCAATTATTACCGAGATGCTTCTTGTTAGAGATACCATTGGTCGCAGAATTTATCCGACCATAAACGAATTAGCATCGGCAATGGGCGTTAGGTCAATCGTTTTCGTGGAAGTTATGGAAGATCAAACCAGAGAAATTAATGGTGATTCTTATGCTCTTAAAGGCATACTCTTAAATCCTAAAGATTATACCATGGGCGCCAACAAAGGTGGAGAGGTGTCGTTGTTTGATGATTTCGACATCGACTATAACCAATACAAGTATCTGATCGAGACGAGGCTTTCTGGTGCATTAACAAGACCGAAGTCGGCTGTTGTCGTTGAGCAAAGGGTTGACGAAGTTGAAGCAAATGGTTAACGGATAGGAGAGGTCAAAATGGCACGATTTTACGGTGCTATAGGCTATGGTATTTCGGAAGAATCTGCCCCTGGTGTATGGATACAAAAGATTACCGAAAGAAAGTATTTTGGTGACGTGGTAAAAGACATGAATCGGGTTCGAGATGGAGAAAACTTGAACCCGAATATTGTCACCGATAACAGGTTTAGCATTGTTGCCGATCCATATGCTTATGAGAATTTTCACTTGATGCGTTATGTAGAGTGGAACGGAACTAAATGGGGAATAGTCTCTGTCGAAGTTCAAAGACCGCGTTTGATTTTAACGGTTGGGGGTATTTATAATGGATAAGGATAGACGTTTGGAATTCCATAAGTTATTGGTTACAACTCTTGGTAACAACAACGTATATTTTCAACCACCAACTAATGTGGAATTGAAATACCCATGTATCATTTACAAACGCAGTCGATTTGATTCAAATTATGCCGACGGCAAGCTATATAAAGGTATGCAGGGATATCAAGTGATGATTATTGACTTTGATCCGGATAGCGAGATACCCGGAAGAGTTAGGCTATTACCCTTTTGTCGATTCGATAGGCATTATACGGCGGATAATTTGAATCATGATGTTTTTAATGTTTATTATTAAGGAGGAAAGATAACATGGCAAGATTGCAGTGGAACCAAACCGGTGAACACTTGTACGAAACAGGTGTGGATCACGGTGTTCTTTATCTTAGAGATGCCACTGGCGCCTACCCAAAAGGTGTTGTTTGGAACGGTCTAACTGGCGTAACAGAAAGTCCTTCTGGCGCTGAAAGTACCCCTTTGTGGGCGGATAACATTAAGTATCTAAACTTGATTAGTGCCGAAGAATTTGGAGCAACTATAGAAGCATACACCTATCCAGATGAGTTTATGATTTGTGACGGAACCGCACCAATAGCACCTGGGGTATACGTCGGTCAACAAAACAGACAAACTTTTGGTTTATCATACCGCACCGTTTTGGGTAATGATGTAGAACTAAACAATTTCGGATACAAGATCCATCTGATTTATGGCGCAACCGCCTCTGTTTCAGAAAGGGCCTACTCAACCATTAACGATAGTCCGGAAGCCATTACATTTAGTTGGGAAGTAACTACCACTCCGACTACCGTTGCTGATTTGAAACCAACCGCATCACTAACAATTGACAGCACAAAGGTTGATCCAATAAAGCTACAAGCATTTGAGGATATTCTGTATGGAAGTGATGATGCGATGTCTCCATTGGAGGCTAGATTACCTCTTCCTAATGAAGTTGCTCTTTTGTTATCATAAGAGACTCGATGTTTTTCAAAATTGAAAGGAGAAATACCAAATGTTAAAGAGAACCCTAACTTATAAGAATTACGACGGCGAGACAATAACCGAAGATTTTTATTTTAACTTTACAAAAGCCGAATTAACAATGATGGAACTGAGCGAATCTGGCGGCATGAGTGCTATGTTAGAGAGAATAGTCAATGAAAAAGATACTAAGAAGATAGCAAGCATTTTCGAAGACATAATTTTAAAATCTGTTGGCAAAAAGTCTGACGATGGTAAACGATTTATCAAAAGAGGAGTAGCTGAATTGTTCAAAGAGACAGAGGCATATAGCGATCTTTTTATGGAATTAATACTTGATGAGCAAAAAGCCGCTGATTTTGTTAAGGCTATTATGCCACCAAAAGCAGAATTAGACGAGGTTAAAGCCAAAACGGATGCAGCGATTTCTAGATTTGAAGCTAGTAACTAGTAACATATTTTGGAAAGGAGAAAAAGAGAATGTTGGAGATAGTGATTCCAGAACAAGAATTATATGACGAAGCGAAGCAGGAATTCGTTACCATAGAAAGCAAAACACTTCGACTCGAACATTCTCTTGTCTCCATTTCTAAATGGGAAGCTAAATGGCACAAACCGTTTTTAAGTAAGGACGATAAAACCAATGAAGAAGCAATAGATTACATACGATGTATGACCATCGGACAAAAGGTTAAAGCAGAAATTTACAATTATATTCCTCTCGAAGTGTTTTCCAAAATTAAAGGGTATATTGATGATCCAATGACTGCAACGTGGTTTAACGAAAAACCCGTTGATAAGAAGAAATCAAACGAAACTATTACCAGCGAGCTAATATATTACTGGATGATTGCTCAAAACATTCCAATGGAGTGTCAAAAATGGCATTTAAATCGATTATTAACACTAATTAAAGTGTGTAGTATAAAGAACAAGCCGCCCAGCAAAAGGAAAAAGAAAGACATTGTTTCGGAAAGACGCGCATTAAACGAAGCTCGTCGTTCTAAGTTAAATTCGAAAGGATGATTGATTGTGTTTGAAGAGTTGAAATGTGAAAAGTGTGGCGAATTGTTTGATGGACGAAAACCACTATCGGGTGTTTATATTTTATGTCCCAAATGTTTGAGTGAAAAAGAACTACCGCTTGTAAACGAGGGAGACCCAATACCCGATAGCGTTTATGAAGAAACAGCAAATGGAAGGGGTATGGAATAAATGTCAACTAGAAGAAAAAGTCCGTTAGTTACCATAGAAAAAATTTCACCAAACAAAAACATTCCCCGTAAGGCTTTTGTTCGCAGACTAACCCCACATTGTGTTGCTGGTAATTTAACGGTTGAAACTACTCTTGGTTTGAAGGCGTTTCAATCTGGTGGTAGTTCATCAACTAGTTATGCGATAGGGAGCGATGGTCGACGCGGATTAGGTGTAGAAGAGACCAATAGACCTTGGACTTCTTCGTCCGCAACAAACGATCATGAAGCCATTACTTTTGAAATAGCCAATAATGGTGGAGCGCCAGATTGGCGTATGAGCGACGAGGCTATTAATTCCTGGTTGGATTTAGCAGTAGAGATAGCCAAATTTTACGGGTATAAAAAAGTAAACTATCAACCAAAACCGTCAAACATTACAATTGCACAAGCAGAAACATGGATTAAAACCTGGGCCAAAAACGGCGAGATGATTGTTACTCTACACCAATGGTTTAGTAACACGGTTTGTCCAGGCCCATACTTCATTCGACAAATTCCATGGCTTGTTCGAGAGATGAATCGGAGGCTTTCTGGTGGGGTACCAGATGAAGCTTTTATAGGAGAAGGATTGAATTCTACGGTGCCATCACCAAACCCGACACTAAGGCAAGGCAGCACCGGCGAGACGGTTAAAGTTCTTCAGACAAAACTAAACGAACTTGGCGCAACACCAAAGCTAGTTGTGGATGGTTCATTTGGCCCATTAACTTGCGTGGCCGTTCAAGTTTTTCAAAGAACTAGAGGTCTTGATCCGGATGGAATAGTTGGTCCGCTAACTTGGGGAGAACTTAACAAGAATGTAAAAAACGAGTACCGTGTTACTATTACTACGTCGGCATTGAACGTTCGAAGTGGTCCGGGGGCAAACACATCAATAGTTAAGGTCCTTATTAACGACAAGAATGTCTACACAATAGTTGAAGAGGCTGAAGGAATTGGGGCGACCAAGTGGGGCCGACTTAAATCCGGTATTGGTTGGATTAGTTTAGATTATACTGCCAGAAGATAGGAGGACCGTCAAAATGGGAGTAATTAGTTTTAAGCATAGTGGGGATTTTAAAAGTCTCGAACAATTTCTTAGGAATAATGACAAGGGAAGAATACTAAGTATCCTCGACGCTTATGGACAAGCCGGTGTGGCAGCATTAGCTTCGGCTACTCCCGTTAATGCTGGTATCACAGCAGATTCCTGGACATACAGAACTAGTATTTCTGGCGGATCCATATTCATAATTTGGGAAAACACAAATTTGATCAAAACTGGAACACCGGTAGTCATACTATTACAATACGGTCACGGTACAAGGCATGGTGGTTATGTTCAAGGGCAAGATTTTATTAACCCAGCAATTGCTCCTATTATGGATCAAATTGCGGAAGCGGTATGGCAGGAGGTTAGTAAATAATGCCGAGTATCGACGAACGTATTGTCGACTTACAGTTTAAAAATGCTCAATTTGAACAAGCCATAAACGAAACGTTAAAATCTTTAGAGGAACTTAAAAAGAGTTTAAAACTTGACGGGGCTGGAAAAGGCTTTGATGAGCTGAACAAGATGTCTAAAGATTTTAATCTAGATCACATCAATCAAGGATTAGAAACGGTTAAAGTCGGTTTTTCTGCGCTACAAGTAATCGGTATAACAGTTTTGTCCGAACTTACTAGATCGGCTATGAATCTTGCCAAATCGTTAATAACCGCTGTCCCAAGTCTCATCACCGCTGGTGGTAAGAAAAGGGCTTTAAACATAGAACAAGCTAAATTTATGTTCGAAGGACTTGGTATGGATGTAGAAGCATCCATGCATAGTGCTCGTGAGGCTGTTCTTGGAACGGCTTATGGTTTGGACGAAGCCGCAAAAGTTGCTTCACAGCTTGGGGCTTCTGGTATGCAAGCAGGAGAAGAGATGACCACATCTTTAAGAGGTATAGCTGGTGTAGCCGCGATGACGTCTTCCTCTTATGAAGAGATTGGTAACATCTTTACAACTGTTGCTGGTAATGGTAAGTTGATGACAATTCAGCTTAGACAATTAAGTAACAGGGGTTTGAATGCTGCGGCGGTGTTGGCCGAATCGATGGGTAAGTCGGAAGAAGCTGTTCGTGATATGGTTACGAAAGGAAAAATTAGTTTTAACGATTTCTCTAAAGCAATGAGTGATGCTTTTGGGGAACACGCAACAAGTGCCAACAAAACATTTTTGGGTGCCATGTCTAACCTAAGATCGGCGTTTTCCAGAATTGGTGCGGATTATTATACTCCATTTTATGAAAACATTCGACAAGTAGTCAACGCCTTAACTCCGGTAATTAACTCGGTTCACGAAGGATTAAAACCAATGCTTGCTATGATGGAGCAAAACATGATTAGCGCTAGAACAGCTGCTGTTGGTTTTTTAGAAGCAATTGATTTTACTGGTATAGGCATTTTTGATTCGAGAACGGTAAGAGGAATAAAGCAAGAGTTCGAAGCGTTGGGAATAAATTTAGACGAAAATACCGGAACATTAAAAGCTATGGCCGGTATGTCTGTGGTGGCCAAAAAAGACTTATCGGATATGGCGTCTGTGTTTAAAGATGTTGCTGAGGCTGGTTCTGTTACCGGAGACCATCTTGAAAAGTTAACGTCAATGGGTATAGATGCTACGGGTATATTATCGAAATCTTTAAAGAAAACTGATGAAGAGCTTCAAGAAATGCTTACCAAAGGCGAAATTAGTTTCGAACAGTTTTCCAAAGCCATGGACACAACGTTTAGCAAGCATGCTAATATTTTATCCAGAGTAGTAACTCCCGCATTCGAATCATATCTTAACATTATAAAAGGAATTGGAAGTATACTCAAACCGATTGGACAAGCGTTTAGAGAGATATTTCCAAAGAAAAGCGACACCGGTCAATTGGTGTCGTTTATGGAAACCATTAGAGATGTCACCGCAAGATTTAAACTAAGCGAACAAGCCGCGAACGATCTTAAACGGGTATTCGCTGGCGTCTTTGCTATATTTGACATCGCTTTAATGGGGCTCAAAGCTGTTTTTAATGCTGTCAGTAACATTCTCGGGTACTTTACAAGTAAGATTCCAGCTTTCGATACGGGTGGAGGAATTCTAGGTTTCTTAGCTAAAATCGGAGATTTCTTTGTTAATTTAAGAAACAAGCTCAAACCGGCCGAAGCCACTCTTGAAGCTGCTAGTGCTGCGGTGATCGGAATGGCCACTGCTTTGCAAAAAGGAGCAGAGGGTATCTCTATAGCGTCAGTTGGAATCGGGGCGGCGTTTAAAACTCTTGGTAGAGAAGTCGAAGAGGGAATTGAACCGGTCACCAAGTCTGCCGGTGTGTTGGCAACAATTTTTGCCGGCATAGCAAAGGTTGTTTCGTTCTTTAAAGAAGTGCTATCCGATCTTGGTCGGCAGCTTGCGGATTCGGTTGGTAAAATGATACGCGAGTCTGATTTCCAAGGTCTTCTATCTATTGTTAATGGCTTACTCCTTGGCGGAGTATTAATCGCAATTAAGAAATTCATGGATTCGTTGACTAATACCCTTGGTCAAGTTAAAATCCTCGATAAGATTAGAGGAATACTTGATGGTGTAAGAGGATCTCTGGAGGCTTATCAACAAAACCTTAAGGCGACTATGCTGTTGAAAATTGCTGGTGCTTTGGCTATTTTGGCCGCAGCACTCTTTGTTATCTCAACCATAGATCCAGTCAAAATGGCAGCAGCTCTTGCCGGAATCACTGTTCTGTTTGCGGAGCTTGCTGGTATGATGTGGGTTCTTACGACTTTTATGGGGCCAATCGGGGCCCTTAAGCTTGGCGGGATTACTGTTGCTATGATAGCAATGTCTGCCGCCATCTTAATACTATCGGTTGCGTTAAAAAATCTAGCCAGTCTTGATTGGGACGCGTTAGCTAGAGGTGGAATCGGAATTGCCGGGTTAGCCGCCGTTCTTGTTTTGGCGGCCAACAATCTTTCGGCTAGTGCTCCAAAATTGTTAGCTGGTAGTATTGGTTTAATAGCCATGGCGACAGCTCTTTTAATTTTGACAACGGCGGTTAAGAAACTTGGCGAGCTACCTTTTGAAAATCTAGTAAAAGGTTTGACCGGCGTGGCCGTACTAATGGGAACGCTTGCGGGATTTACTCATCTTGTTAATCCTGTAAAACTGATTAGTACTGGAGTCGCTATGATTGCTATTGGGGTCGCTTTAAATCTCATGGCAAGAGCTATTGCCACACTTGGCGGGCTTGTGTTTGAAGAACTTATAAAAGGTCTGACCGGTGTTGGTGCTGCTTTACTGGCTGTGGCTGGATTTATCTCTCTTATCGATCCCGTCGATATGATTAGTATCGGAGTCGCTATGATTGCTATTGGGGTTGCTTTAAATCTTATGGCAAGAGCAATTATAAATATCGGCGCTTTAGAGTGGGAAGATCTTTCTAAAGGTTTAACAGGAATTAGTGTTGCTTTATTGGCTGTGGCCGCGTTTACTAATAACATTAAGCCGGTTAACATGATGAAAACGGCTGGCGCTATTACAATACTTGGTGTTGCTTTAAATCTCATAGCTGCTGCTTTGAAAAGTTTTGCCGCCAATTCTTGGGAAGAAATGGCAAGAGGATTGGCTACCTTAGGTGGTTCTCTCGTGATTATTGCTGGCGCCATGAAGCTAATGACTGGTGGAATAGCCGGAGCTGTGGCTATGACTATAATGGCTGCTGCAATAATGCTTCTTGTTCCATCACTAATGTTGCTTGGTTCTATGAGTCTTGCTAGTATTGGGTTGGCGTTATTAGCTCTTGCTGGTGGATTTACGGTTATTGGTATTGCCGCGTTGGTGTTGGGACCAGTTATACCACTTATATTTGCTTTGTCTGCTGGTTTAGCCATACTTGGGGTTGCCCTTCTGGCCATAGGAACTGGTGTTTTCTTATTTGCTACTGGTATAGCCGTTCTAGCCGCTGCTGCGGTGACTGGTACGGCGGCAATGGTTATATTTATTTCAAGCTTACTCGAATTGATACCATTAGCCGCTAAAAAACTTGGCGAGGGTATAGTTGAGTTTGCCAAAGCTATTAAAGCTGGAGCCCCAGCACTAAAAGATGCTTTTAAAGTGTTTCTTGTTTCGGTAGTTCAAGTTATTACCGAAACGACGCCACAAATTGTCAACGCTTTGGTTAATATGATTGTTGAGTTGTTAAAGGCTCTTGCTGATGCCATTCCTCAAATGGTTGAAGCTGGTACCAGAATCATACTCGGTATTGTCAAGGGTATTGCCGAAGGCATTAAAGATATTGTAGTTGCCGCACTAAAAGCAATTGAGGGATTTTTAAGAGGAATAGCCCAAGGACTTCCCGGGGTTATTGATGCGGCGGTAACTATTGTAACAACGTTCATTGTCGAAATTGGTAGGCAAATTCCAAGAATTATTGAAGCTGGTTTCCACATGGTAATCGAACTTCTTAACGGAATAGCAAAAGCAATAGACGATAATGCGGAAATTGTTGGCGTTGCGGCATATAATCTTGGCAAAGCTATTATTACTGGTATTATTAAAGGTATTGCCGGGTTCGCCAAGAGCTTATACACAGATGTAAAGAATGTGGCCAGTCAAGCAGTTGCCGCATTTAAAGGTACAATACAAAGCGGCTCGCCATCAAAAGTGTTTATGCGTGAAGGCGAGAATATTATTGATGGTTTAAAGATTGGGCTTGAGGACACAACACCAAAAGTTCTAAAAGCTGTTCGAGCTATGGCCGAAGCTATTAGGGAAACCTTTAGAGAGTCCGCCGAACTAGAACTGGAAGTTAAGAGAGTCCAGTTAGAAAAGACCAAAAACAAGGCGGCAAAAGAAGCTCTCCAAGCTGAGATAAAAGCCATTGAAGAGGAGCTACAAAAGCTCATAGCAAAGATTGACGAATCGTTTGGTGAAGTGGAAAGACGTCTTTCGTCTTATATTGAAATGGCATCTGAGCGATTTAACAGACTTAGTCGAGCATCTTCTATTAGTGTAGAAGAAATGGTTCGGAATCTTCGGTATAATCAAAGAGTTATGGCTGAATGGTCGAGAAACATCAGTATTCTTGCGGAAAGAGGTCTTGACGAGGGTCTTCTTAAGAAGTTACATGAAGCCGGACCAAGATCTGCTGGAGAAATTCGATCACTAGTCAAAGCCAATCAAACAGAACTTGATAGATTAAATGATATTTATGGTAATGCCGGTAGTGTTGCCACCAAAGCGCTTATGGATAGTCTATCCAAAGGAACTCCCTTGGTTGTAGAAGAGGGAGAAAGACTAATTGACAAGTTGGGTGCAGCGATAGCTGGTACCGATAGTCTCAATACCGCTATGTCTTTGGTTGTTGAAGGGCTTACTATGGCGGTGCCTCCAGAATTCAACGATCTTGGTGCACAAGTTGGGGATAGTTTAATACGTGGTCTTGACAAGGGCGTTTCGTCTGGTTTCACATTTGTTAAACGCGGAGTCGATACGTTGGCGGAAGAGGTTACCAAGTCCGCCTATGATGCTTTCCAAATTCAAAGAGGATTCAGTCAGATATTTAAAACCGTTGGGCGAGAAGTTGCTAGCGGTTTTGAAGAAGGTTTGACCGAAACCATTTATGAAAAAGTCTATATTACTGAAGAAGAAGTCAAGAAGCTTACTGATGCGGCAATTCGTGGTGCCTATGAATCATTTAAAGAAGGACTAACTTTTTATGATCTTGCTATTGATAGCACTGAGGATTTTCTAAAAGGTTTAAAAGTCATGAGCAGTGCAATTTGGAGAGGGTTTGAGGATTCTTTTCTTATCGACGAAGATATTTTGGCTAGAGCAAGTGCTAATTTAGACAATGCGTTAAACGCCATAGAACATCGTCTTTCATCCTATACCGAAATAGCAACCGACCGTTTCAACAGGATAAATCAAGAATCATCAACAAGCGTCGAAGAGATGATAACGAATCTCAAACATAACCAAATGGCGATAGCTCAATGGGCTACGGATATTTCAGAACTTGCTAGAAAAGGACTCGACGACGGTCTATTATTACAACTTAGAGAAGCCGGACCAAAGTCGGCCGGGGAAGTTAGAGCTTTAGTTACTGCTTCACAAAAGGAACTAGAAGAGCTTAATGAGGTCTATAGACGAGCTGGAAAAGTTGCTGGCGATGCATTAGCAAAATCATTACCGGAATCAAAGGGGCTAATCGTTGACGGAGCAGAAGAGCTGGTTAACAGCATGGCTAAAGCTTTAGCTGAAGCAGAAGGTCTCGACGAGGCGATGGCACTTCTTATTGATACCGCTTTCCGAAGAGGAATAGATCCTGAAAGATTTTCTAAGGTTGCAGAAGATGGTATCGAGATGCTGGTTAGAGGATTTTCTCAGACAATACCAGAAGTTGTATCAGAGGTTGAAGACCTTAACACTCAAGCTATTGGTGCAATTGAATCTAGTGCTTCTAATTATTATGATGCTGGTGTTGGGATAGCCGAATCTGTTGCTACTGGTATGGATGATAAGAAGCCGGGAGTTGTATCGGTGGCTAAAGATATTTGCGAAAAGTCTGTTTCTGAAATTCAATCGTTTTTACCGAAATTTACCGACATTGGTAAAAATTTAGTTGATGGCATGATAAATGGAATGCGGTCTAAGATTAATGATGCTGCCAATGCTGCTGCAGCTATAGCGAGAGCCGCATATTCTGCTGCCATGAGTGAATTGGGAATTCAATCACCTTCTAGAAAATTCTTTGAGATAGGTAGATTTGTTGTCGCTGGTTTCGCTAATGGTTTAGATAAATATTCTAATGTGGCAGAAGAATCGGCGTCAAAAATGAGTCGAAATGTTATGAAGAAATTCATATCATCCATGACCGAAATTGTCAATGAGGATTTTGATTTTTATCCAACGATTACTCCGGTTATTGATATGGAAAACGTTGACAAAGGGATCAGAGATATTTCCAATATGTTTACCAGAAAGAATCTTTATTTGGCAACACCCTTTGCGTTGGCCGACAATATATCTGGCGCCATATTTACCAAATCTAAACAAGCCGAAATTAATGGAGAACCCAAATCGATTGTCGACAAAAACATTACATTTACGCAAAACAATTATTCTCCAAAGGCGTTGTCAAGTATAGATATTTATCGTAGTACAAGAAATCAAATTTCAACATTAAAAGGGGTGTTGAGATAGTGATTAGGAAAGTAACAATTACAAATTACCTTGGTGAATCTTTCGATCTTGAATTATTTTATCCGGAGAAGAGCGGTTTCTACATCAAAGAAATTACAGGATTAGGACCACCAAAATCAAATGTTAATTTAACAGAGATTGTAACAAATGATGGAGCTCTGTATAATTCATCAAGAGCAACATCAAGAAACGTAGTGCTAACCCTTGGTTTTTTCTCATCGATTCAACAATCTATCGAAGATATTCGGCATCTTACCTACAAGTATTTCCCGACAAAAAGACCTTTGAAGATAACCGTTGAGACCGACAATCGTACATCCGAAACTATTGGTTATGTTGAGACCAATGAGCCGGATATTTTTAGTGATATGGAAACAACGCAAATTTCTATAATTTGTCCCGATTCATATCTGTATTCTTCAGAATTGATGGTTACCGAATTTGAGGGCGTTGTTAACATGTTTGAATTTCCATTTTCTAATGAGTCGTTAACTGAGCCGCTACTAATCATGGGAGAAATTTGGCCTAGATCAGACAGAATTATAGATTACCCAGGGGACGCCGAGGTTGGAGCGGTCATAACTATATTTGCTCATGGAATTGTATCCAATCTTATTTTGTTTAATCCCGATACTGGGGAAAGAATGGAAATTAATTCAGAACGATTAGAAGAACTTACCGGATCTGGTATTGTTGCGGGAGACATAATTATTATTTCCACAATTAGAGGAGATAAGGGTATTGTTCTAAATCGTGAAGGCGTTGAAACGAATATTCTTAACGCTCTTAATAGAGACGCTTTTTGGCTTCAATTTCGTAAAGGCGAAAATCTTTTCGGTTATACCGCTGATTACGGTTTGTCGAATATTTCGTTTCGCATCGTGAATAGAATAGCTTACGAGGGGATTTAAATGGATTTTAGAATACTGGATACCGATTATAGGGATGTTGATGTGCTTGAGGTCTTTAAATCCATTATTTGGACAGATCGATATTGGGCACATGGAGACTTTGAGCTTGTTTTATACCCAACTATTGAGAATTTGTCATATTTAATGGAGGATTACTATCTATGGTCTAAAGATTCAACCCATTTGATGATCATAGAAGATATTCAAATCAAGACCGATGTGGAAGCTGGAAACGAACTTATTGTAACGGGTAGATCTCTGGAATCCCTTTTGGATCGACGAATCGTTTGGCAACAAACCATATTAAGTGGTAATTTCCAAGAAGGAATTAAGAAACTTATTGATGATAGCATTATTACACCAAGCGATTCGTCTCGTATAATACCAAATTTTATATTTGAATATTCCACAGATCCGGCTATAACAGAGTTAACAATCGAACATCAAATTACCGGTAGGGGATTATACGAAGTTATTTCTACTCTATGTTCCGAGCGCAATATTGGTTTTAAAGTCGTTCTTTCTTCCGATAACAAGTTCGTGTTTTCTATGTATGCGGGAGAAGATCGCTCATACAACCAATTTAAGAATCCATATGTTATATTCTCTCCAGATTTTGACAATCTAATCAACAGTAACTACTTCTCTTCGAAACGCGGATTAAAAACCATTGCTTTGGTTGCTGGAGAAGGAGAAGGATTAGCTCGTACAACAATTGAGGTCCTAAAAGAAAACGGGGGCGGAATTGGATTAAATCGACGAGAACTGTATGTTGATGCCCGTGATATTTCTTCGAACAATGGACAAGTTAGTCAAAACGACTATTTAGAACTACTTCGACAAAGGGGTATAAACTATTTGGCCGAAAACATAACGATCAAAGCATTTGAGGGAAACGCCGCTAATTTTCATATGTATGTTTTTAACAAAGATTTCTATATGGGCGACGTTGTTCAAATAGCTAACGAATACAACATTGAATCTACTTCTAGAGTTGTTGAGATTGTTAGGTCTCAGAACGAAGAAGGCGTTAACTTTTACCCTACGTTTTTAACTATTCCAGAAATCTATCCTGATTCTACTTAAAGAGGTGATGTTATGGCTTTTACTTTCGGGTTTTACAACTCATTAGACGGCGATCGTAAGTACAACGCGCGACAACTATCATCAATCTTTGATGGAATCATTGTCGATGGCATTCTGTTTAGTATTGGTGAACGTTTCAATGTTCTGGCGGCTGGTGGTATGACCGTAACCGTTGGTCCTGGTAGAGCTTGGTTTAAAAGTACTTGGTCTGATAATGATTCTCGTATGCCAATGACTGTTAGGGCGGCAGAACCGTTGTTAGATCGCATTGATGCCGTGGTTTTGGAAATCGATGCAAGAGACCAAGCAAGATTAAACAGCATAAGGTGGGTTTACGGTACTCCGGCATCCACGGCACAAAGACCG